ATGAAATTTAAATTATTTTTTCTTAGTTTTTTAGCTTTTAGCTGTTATGCCGATGAAAGTGTAAATGACCCCGAAATTTGTAATGTGGTAAAGAAAGTTTCTTATACTGTCATGGAAGCGCGTCAACAAAAAGTCCCATCTGAAGACTTGCAGCATATAGCGAATAGTCTTGAAGATCGAAAGGCAAAACAACTTTATCAAGATTTAATTACTTCTGCTTACTCAACCGAAGTATTCAAGACCAGCTTCTTTAAACGAAAAGCGATAGAAGATTTTCAAACAGCTTGGTATCAAGAGTGCCTGAGTAGAAAAGAAAAGTAATTTTGAAGGCAGAGAGTAATTCATCTCTAAAATAATAACGTTATGCATTATTGAATGCATGAGAAAAATATCGTACCGACAGGTCTGTATTGAAAGGCTAATTGAAATAAATTTTTGGAATTTTATTATTTAATTAAAAATAAATGCTCCGAAGATGCCGCTGCATGTGTCGTTACCCTGAACCCGATGAGTTCTCGGGTAAAAGTGATTTTATAGCACTACGAAACGATATTAGACTATTTAGAATCATATGGAAAGGTATTTTAAATATTTGTATTTTAATAAAAAGATCTGAGACAATACTAAACCTCATTTCATAATACGACAATATACTTAATTTGCCTACTATTTGCCTATTTCTTTAAGTTTGCCTATTTTTATGTGTTTTTAGCCTATTGTTTGCCTACTAAATTTTTACAAAAAAAAGGCGGTTAAACCGCCATTTGTGATGTTGATTCTACACGCTTGCGTTCAATATAAGCTAGAACATCAGCTTTTTTATAAATAATTTTTCGATAGTGCACTTTTGAAAAGGGAATACCGCCACCGACACAACGCATTTTCTGCAACCATGAAGTCGAAACATCTAGTATTACCGCAAGAGATTCTGGTGAAAATTCTTCATCATCATTAGCGGCATTAAACTTTTCAATCTCAGCTTTTTTATCAATACATTTCATTTAAATCACCTCACCAGAAAATCATAATTAATAAAGCTAAAAACCATAAAATATTTGTTCCGTAGAGTGCTTCTTTCATTCCTTAGCTCCTCAATTCGTTACGTTCTTTCTTCAGCTGGCGCAAAAGGTTATGCAAAGTAACTGTTACGATCCTTTCAATATTTTTAGTCGATTGAAATTCTGCTAATTGAGACAGAGCCAAACCGAAAATGTGATATGCAAATACATTTGCTGCTTCCGGATCGTTCTTGGCTAATTCTTCAATACTCGGGCAAATGACTTCTTTAAAAATATGAACTGCTACTTGATCCGGAGTACCTTCAATACGGCTAGGGTTTAAGTTAACTTCACCAATAACTTTACTCATTGTTATGCTCCAAACAGTAAGTGACAGCTAGTTCTAAGGTTTCAAATTCTTTTTCAACATCATTGTCGAGAAACGCCGTCCATTCTTCATTGCCGAAACATTTAGAGATAAGAACACTTCCGATCCAAACGTCATCACCATCAAATTCCACACCACTTTCAGCTTTAATCATTCATGCCACCATCTCTGCATATTCTTCTTTAGTCCACTCGACAAATTCTTTATAAAGTTGCTGTGCGGGTTTGTTTAACCGGTTGTTGTAGTCGATAGTTATGCGGCGCCAAGCAACTGGTACCGCATAATGTTTCGTTAAAAGCATTGCTTGGTTTACCCCTTGCTGGACTATTACAAAGCCCAGCAAATGCAAGTAGTTAGTAAAACCAAGTAAGTGCTTGTTATTCACTTTCTTGAATTGGTCTTTCATCTTAGAAACCATTTCCTAATAGATAATCAGGGTCAGGATCTTGAATTGCCTTAGATGTAGGATTCTCTAACTCGAAGCGGCGTTTTCTTATGTAGCCCATAAGCTTCGGTTGAATTAACTCATCTCGTGCAGCTACATCAATTTCAAGAGCATCAAGTGTTGTAAGGTCAGGTGCAGTTTGAATCTGAACCATTAGAGAAGGCGGCTCACTCTCAGCTGGCTTTTCATCTGCAAGTTCAGTTAAGCGCTTGTGTGTAGCTTGGAGCAAAGGCTCCATTTGTTTGTCAGACCAGGTGCGGGTATATCGATAAACAGCATTTACTTCTGCAGGTGTTTTAGACTCACTTACTCGCTGCAAAAGGGTATCTAAGGTTTGTTTATACTCATTGTTTTTTTCTTGCTCAGTTGTAGGCTGAGTTAAAAAATCTTCAGATGAAGAAACATAAGGTTGTTCAGTAATAACACCCGCAGTTTCTAAAGCTTCTTTTGTATTTTCTGGAATAACTTCGGCATGTACCAATGAGTCTTCAGATGTCGTTACATTGGTTTGCTCTATAATTTCGATAGATGTTTCTTCTTTGGCAGGCTGAGTTTTCTTGCCTCGTTGCTGCCTTGGTTTATTATTGCTACCGATTTTAACTTCTATATCGGTAATAATATTGCCAAAGGTTTTACCGATAGCTTGAAGTTGTAACTTTGCATTTTCTTCATCTAGTTGAGCAAAACCATTCGCAACACTTAGACAAATTTCGCCGTTATCTGAACTATAAATTGTGCGCAAGATATGTGAAGGCATAACAATATAGATAACTTGACCATCTTCTAAATCATGCGGTTCAATCGGCTTAGTAAATGTAATTTCTGCCAATACTGTCGTTTCAATCTTTATGCAGAACTCGTAATGGGGTAGACCAAATACCGTTGCTGGCATTTGATCTAAGGTGCTGAATGACTTATCAGCTTTAAGTGTTCCATCACCAGCATAACGACAAAGAACTGTTTTACCTTTCTGGAGAGCAGCAAATGCTTCAGTTGCGTTTAATAAATTAGACATAGATAGCTCTCCTTATCAGTGGTGCAATGATGATGGTTGTTGTGTTTGCTGCGGAACATTTTTAGAGCTCCATCCCATTTGATCAGCACGTGCTTGGCATGCTCTATTAATACCCGCCTCATAAGTAGTACCTTTAAACTTCTTAATCGCAGCATTTAAGATGTTAGTGTCTGGCGCATCTTTAATTGCTTTTAATGCATCTTGATAAAGTTGGTCCTGAGTACGAGGTGGCTTCTGGTTGCCACCCTGAGCAGTTGTGTGATGATTCTGATTTGTATTTTGACCTGCTGGGGTAGAGGCATTTTGCTCTAGGTAGGCATAGTCATAGTTGTATAAATATTTACTTCCATCAAAATTACCGAGGTAAACATCAGCTGCCACACCAACAGCTTTAAAAGCTACTCCTAGAGCATCAGTAACGGCCTTTTTATAACCTTCATCAATCGCTACTAATTTGCCTTTGTGAATTTCAGCAATTGCTGAACCACCGTTGCCGAAAAATTCCTCACCCCAAACACCATCAATCTTGGTTTTTACTGCTACTTCAGCAAAAGCCATAATGGTTCCATCTGGAGCAGTTTCAGACCATAAGCGAACATGTCTATAAGTCCAACCATGACCAACAGGACCAAAGGCTTGAGTCATAGCCATTAAACGCCATTGAGGGTTAATATCTGATTTACCTTTTAAATAACCAATCTCAATCTTTTTAAGAAAATTGGTAGGCGTCTGCTTAACTGCATTCCAAATATGTAAGTTGTCTTTTGAATTTTCAGTAGTCATTTTTCTTATCCTTATCTTGAGCCAGTGAAGCCGCGCTTTTTCTTATAAGCTTTGCGGTCATTTGAAGGAATGTGTGAGCCAGCTAAATCCTTAGCAAGTTGCTTTGAGCGCTGGAAGCTAATCTCATTCATTAAGGATGTGTAAACCTTAGGGCGCTTCACTTTAAACTCTTCAACATTTAAAGGAGTCTTCACTTCGCCTTTTACGGTGTACAGCACACTTACATTTGCATTAGCTTCATAAACAGCCCAGCCGATACGCACAGAGTAGAGACCAGTTAAGCGGTCATGGCCGATATAGGCTTTAACACCGTCTGGATGTGGTTTGAATTGAGCATTCATGATTAACCTCCCATCATCCATGTAGCTGCAGTTACAGCAATGACCCAAAGGACGAATGAAAGGGCTATGAATATAAGGAAGTCGATTACATTCGCCTTAATAGTGGCGAAACGAGAAGGGCGCTGTTCTTCAACAGTAGGGTGTTGATATAAGCGTGCAGTTGTTTGACTAGGGATAGTGTTTTGTTTCATACTTATCTCGCAAAGTTTGCAAAGCACATCGGGGGTCGAAATCTGATGTGCTTTTTGTTGTCTACGAGATAAATATCGCATTTCCGATATTTATAGTCAATAGTTATTCCGATATTTTTACTGGTATTCCGATAATGATCTCATTAAAAAGTAAAATTACTTTAAAAGTGGGTTTAATGAGTAAAACTATTTAATTGATATTTATGGTCTAGCACTTTTAATAGTTTGATGATGGATTATTTTCAACTTCACTATTTAAGTCATCAAGAGCATTATCCACATCTGGAACGACATCACGCCAATTTTCATTTTCAAACCGTTCAAATTGATTATTTACTTCCTCTAATTTAGCTTCTAACTCAACAATATGCTCTTCTAATTCGGCAATTTTCTGATCTTTCTCGTACACGATAGAATCATGTTCAGCTCGGCTAATAGTGTCTGAACACCCAGTTAAAACTAAAACTGGCAATAACAAAATTATTTTAAAAATTTTCATTTTAACTCTTTCTTACTCTTCGTTTTCCACGGTATGTATATCTCAAAGAGTCTATTACTTGACCAATAAAATAGCAATCTTCATCAATTGGAATAATATTAGGATGAAAATTTGGGTTAATAGCCTTTAAATACCTTGTCCCATCAGATTCAATAACCAGTTTTTTGAAAGTAGCATCTTTATCTTTTCGGACGACAATGATATCTCCAGATTGCATATCTGAATAATATACTGTTGGATCTACAACAATGTAATCACCTTCAACAAAATCAGGTTCATTACTTACGCCACGAACTTTTAAATAAAAACATTTTTCGCAATCATCTGGGAGAGGGAACCATTCCGTAACTTGAGACATATCTACTGATTCAACATTAGTAAAATTACCTGCTTGTACCCAAGATAAAACGGGCGCCATTCTAGCTTGAACTGGCAAAACGTTGGTGGTAATAAGTTCTCCAACTACACCTTTTTTTAATTCTTCAGCTGTAACCCCTAGAGCATTTGCTAATTCAAGTATTGAACCTGTTGATTTAGCATTGCCTGTTTCAAGATCAGAAATTACAGATTGTTTTACACCTGATTTCTGAGCTAACTCTTTTTGAGTCATCTTTTTTGCTTTTCGTATTGCTTTTAAGTTTTCACCCAAAGTAGCCATATGTATTTCCTTAAATGCTTATATCGGAATTCTGATACAAATTAGGATCGCTTTGGCTATTGTTTAAATATCGGAAAACCTATATATTTGTTTAAAAATATAGGAGCTTCGCATGAATCAATGGCCAAACATGATTTCAGATTTGCGTGAAAAGGGCTTAACACAAACTCAAATTGGTACCGAAATCGGGTGCTCACAGAATTACGTTAGTGATTTAGAGCGCGGGGTATGTGGTAAACGCTTATCGCATGAAATTGCAACCAAATTAAAAAAGCTTTGGAAAAAGCATTCCAAAACCAAACAAGTGGCTTAGGTAACAAGATGAGCAAATTATCAATTGAACTCTCTGCAAGTGCCAGAAATGATGCTTCTCGCATATTGCATGGTCTTGATTCAGGTAATCAAAAAGAGATTGCTGAACAATTAAAGGTTGATCCAAGCACCATAACTCGGCTTAAAACAGACAAGAAAAACAATGGCTTGAATGAAATTGAAATGTTTTGCGAGCTATTGAGCTTACTTGGTTTAAAGGTTGTACCAAAAGATTATCAAAGCATAGATAAAGAGCGTGTTGCTGCGCTTTTAGTTATGTCTAAAAGCTGGATGAATCGAATTGAAACTGTTGATGATCTATTTCATGACGAAATCAGTGGTCAAAAGGAAAAGCTTGGATATTAAAAAAGCCTGATCTCGGAAATCAGGCTTAGTTAATTCAATTACTGGCTAGAGGAATCGAATATGCAAACTAATTTATCAAATCAATCGTCTAAAGACAATCTGCAAGAACAGAAGCGGCAGCAAATCATTCAGTCTTGGTATGAGCCAGCTCTAAAAACCTTAGACGATTTACTTGAAAAGCGTAGAGAGAATTTGAGAAACCAAAACCGCGAAGAAAAAAATGCAGTGGTAAAACGTGATGAGTTTATGCAAGCACTTTCAGATCAGCACAGAATGCCACTTTTCCATGCAGGACAAATCATCTCAAGTTTATATCGGGCTAAACGGATCCGTTACCTTGGTAGCACTTTCATTCAATTGAATGAAGAGGAGTCTAAATGAATGAGTTGGCTCTTTTCGCAGGCGCTGGTGGTGGAGTACTCGCATCTTATCTCTTGGGATGGCGAACAGTGTGCGCAGTTGAACGTGATGCCTACGCCGCACAAGTTCTGGCGCAACGACAGAATGATGGAATTCTCGAAGCTTTCCCAATTTGGTCTGACATTACAACTTTTGACGGAAAACCATGGAGAGGAATTGTTGACGTTATATCTGGCGGCTTTCCGTGCCAAGACATCTCATCTGCAGGAAAAGGAGCAGGTATCGAAGGTGAACGTTCCGGGCTTTGGGCAGAAATGGCACGAATTATCGGTGAAGTACGACCTAGCTACGTGTTCGTGGAAAACTCACCAATGCTTGTTTCCAGAGGACTTACAAGAGTCATCAGTGACCTTGCCCAAATGGGGTATGACGCGCAATGGGCACGTTTTTCAGCATCTAACTTTGGAGCGCCCCATATCCGTGACCGAATCTGGATTGTGGGCTACTCCCGCAGCGAGCGACTCAACACGGGGTGGGAAAATAACGGCAAATATGACAGGCATTTCACTAGCTCAGCAAATAAAAACTCCCGAACGTTGGCCAACCCCCAAAGCATCGGATGCAAAACGAATGGATTGTCTATCGGAACGCAACAGGAAAAGTCCTTGTCTGGAATCAACGGTAAAGATGTGGCCAACCCCAAAAGCATCCGACTGGAACAAGCGTGGCAATGTAAGTCCTCATCCGAGAAATGGTTTACCGGGTGCGATCATGAATTTTCCGACACCAACTGCGAGCGATGCAAACAAGTGGAGCAACGAGTCTTTAGTCGAACGCAAAGCGAAGGGACGCCAGATCCGTCTCAATACAGCAGTTTCGCCAGAGGGTGGGAATGGTGGGCGATTGAACCCGAACTGGGTCGAGTGGCTGATGGGGTGGCCAATCGGGTGGACCGACTTAAAGCCATTGGAAATGGACAAGTTTCAATTGTGGCGAAAAGCGCATTTGAATTTTTAGGGGAAGATCTATGAGCTTAGATGCAACAGTTTGGGCTTGGAAAACCCGTCAAAAACAAAAGGCGGGTGGTGCATTAAAACCTCTAAAAAAATTGGTACTTCTTTCGCTGGCTGATCGTGCCGGCGAAACACATGAATGCTATCCAAGTATTGCGCGTCTTGTCGAGGATACAGAAATGGACCGTAAGACAGTTTTAAAAATTATTGATGAGTTAATTGAGGACGGATTTATTGTCGATACTGGCAAGCGTGAAGGTAGAACAAAGCAAGTAAAAGTATATCTTTTAATCGGAGTTAAGGGCCGTGAAACAGTACCAACAACGGTACTCTTTGATACTGAAAATGATGATTCAAACAGTACCAACAATGGAACAGTTCCAACAACGGAACAGTTCCAACAATTCCATGAAAGAGTCCCAACAATTCCGTCAAACAGTCCCAACGTTGGGACACGGAATCTACCAAAGAATCTATCAGATGAATCTAAAAATAAAAAAACATGGTTGAGTTTGAAAAAACTTGGTGAAGAAATTCTTTTGGCAACTGATCAGGAAACTTACGAGCAGATCAAAAACGCGACTTGGTTTGATCGAGAGTTACGTGCTTTTGAACTTTACAACGCCGAAAAGAATCTTTGTGATGAACTCATGAATTACCACTTTGCAGATTGGTTAATCAACGCATGTGGAAAATACCAAGCACGTGAACAATCTAAAAAAACAAAAGCTGGAACACAGGTTCGAGTCTCGCAGGGAGATTCAAACACTCTTAGTTCAAAACAGATTTATTCATTCGCTCAAAAACTTTCTGTACACCCAGAGTTTGCAAGCAAATACGCTGAAGGTAACGAGAGCTATGAACAACTTGCAGCACGTATCGCAGTAAAACTCGCAGATCCTGAGCAACAGCAAAAATTTATGCCATACCTAATCCAAGTTGGTTTCACTGCAAAGGGGGCCGCATGACATCAATGAGCCTTGCTGAATACCGTGAATTATTTCCAGTGAAGAAAACTAAAAAGCGCTGTTCAGCAAAGCAAGGTACCAGACAGCCAAGTGAAGGCGAGACGGTACTGGCAACACACCTGAGAGCATGCAAGATCAGTTTTGAGCAGGAATACAAATTCCATCCGAAACGCAAATGGAGAGCAGATTTTCTGATTACGAATACAAAGATTCTGGTTGAGGTCGAAGGTGGTATTTGGATGGCAGGTGGTGGCCGTCACACAAGAGGAAAAGGTTATTTAGGAGATGTGGAGAAATACAACGAAGCGGCAATTATGGGGTTTACAGTTTTACGTTTTAGTACAGAGCAAGTGAAGTCAGGTTTAGCAGTTCAGCAGATAGAGAAAATGGTGAGTGAAAGATGAGTGCAGCTTTAAAAACACAACAAATGGATTGGTCTAAATACACTATTGATGGATGGTTGGAGCAGTTTGGCGCGTGGTGCGAAACAGTTCGGATGAAGGGTGGGGATTTACCTGATGGTCTGCATATTAATCAAATTTACTGGTTAATGCGTGAAGCAGACAGAGAGCTTCCAAAAGGTAAATCTTACATTCGATGTGAGATAAACGATTATGAGGCAGATCAGATTCAAGCACTTTTACGAAATATTTTAAAATCAGATAAAACAGATTTTACGACGAAGTTTGCATTAATATGTTTAATCAAAAATAAAGTAGAAAATAAAGGATTAGGTAAAGTAGCTCAAGAAACAAACCAATCAAAAGCTCAGGCTGCAATTATGGTGAGCTGTGCTAGATTTTATTTAGCCGGACATGATAAAAGACTTATTTTATAAAGAACTTAGATATGAAACAAACATTACTGGTAGAAACAAATGAAGCAGGAAAGCTTCATATTTGGGAATTAATTAAGGAGGGGAAGTTAAAGTCTGTCAAAATGGATCCACCAATAAAAACACTCCAAGGATATGCAATATATTTTAAAAGATTGAATTTTACAGATCAAAGTGTTGATGAAATATCTTTCTTAAAAGCTTCATTAAGTATAATGAAGAGTAAACATAAGTTTGAATATTTAAATGGCATTTGACTGTCTAGACGGATTGTGGCATATTCGTGCTATAGTGTTCGAAGTGTAAGTAAAGCACTAGTATATAAGCCCACTATTTTTTGTGGGCTTTTTAATTTGTTTTAGAAAATTAATGTTATAATCAAAAAATAGATTACTTAGGTCTGTTGTTGTAGGGGGTTGCATAAGTGGTTCAGTTCCACTGGTAGTACTAGGATTAGTTGCCTTTTTCTTAACTTTTTTGTTGTCTTGTTTAACTAACCATTCAACTGTTTCATTAAGTTCGCTGGAGGTGTCTATGGTAAAAAAACATTCATTTATTGCTTTTACAATGTTTGCAAGTGGTTTGGCAATTAATCTGTTTAGTACTGCGCTAGTAGCAGTGCAGACCTAAGTGATTTAAATAAAAGCTCGCCAATCGGTGGGCTTTTTTCTTATAGATTTTTTAATGGTTCCAAGATCAAGATAGAGTTATAATTATTTAAAATATTCAATATTTTGAAGTTTTAATAACTATATTTTAGTGGTAAATTGCAAGAATATTGGAATTTGTAAAATATAATGAAATCATCAAAGATTGTTGAATATTTATGTACATTTGACTCAAATTTAGGTATTTGTAGCTCAGTTACAAACTTTAAGTCACTATTAAGTGCATCTGAGTATATTTCTTTTGCAAGGCACAATATTTTATGGAAAGAAAAAGTATTCGGTTTTGATGTATCCAAAGGTGCAATTTCAGGAGACGCAAATAGTAATTTTTATCATTTAATATTTACAAATTCCAATGATGAAGATCGAGATAGTTTTGATGAATTACTGAAAGCAGTAAGAACAATTTTAGCTAAAGTATCAAATGAAAAAGAACCATTAGTTTTAAGAGATGATATTAGAAGTGATTATGCAATAAAGGCATACCCCATAATCCATGAATTAGAAAATTCAATGCGTAAATTAATTACTAAATTTATGATAACTAAAGTTGGGAAAAACTCAATTACATATAATTCTCCCTTAGAGGTTCTAGACTCTATAAGGAGTGAAAAAAAAGTAGAAAGTCAAAATATACTATATAAGACTGATTTTATACAATTATCTAACTTTCTGTTTAGAGAGGTTTCTACTGATAAATCCAATAGTATCTTTAGTTTTATACGTCAATCCGAAGAGATTTCATTAGATGATTTAAAAAATTTAAAAAATAAACTTCCAATGTCAAATTGGGATAGGTATTTTCAACCAATAATTAATTGTTCTTCTGAGGAACTTAAGACTAGTTGGGAAGAATTATATAAAATAAGATGTACTGTCGCCCATAATAACTTCTTAACAAAAGAGCAATATGATAATTTGTTGACAAAATCTAAAAAAGTTCAAGATATTATTATGGCTGCTTTGGAGAAATTAAGTGATATTGAAGTCAAAGAAGATGAAAAAAATGATATTCTGGATAGTGTAAATATAAATATAAATGAAAAATATGGAGAATTTCTACTATTGTGGAAAGGAATTGAAAGTTCGATTCTTAAAATTATGAGAATGATTGAACCTAATAATAATAATATAGATCATAGAATTTCTCTAAGTTCTTCTAGATTATTAAGACCTTTAATACTCAATGGTATTATTGATCGTAAGTTGTATTATTCGTTGCAACAACTTAGAGATTATAGAAATCAGTTAATTCATATTGAGGAATTTGAACATAGTGAACTCGAAAATTACATTTATAAGGCTCATGAAATTGATGGAATTTTAAAGTCTATAATTAACAATAAAATTAAATTGGCTTCAGAACATCAAGATTTTGATAGTGTAAACAATGAGGCAGATTGAAATTTACTCATGCTTTCATGTTAAATATTGATTATTGGCGGGCTTTTTACTTTATATGTTAAGCTAATCTTCATAATTTTATGGATTAGCTCAATGTATATTTGTGTGGGTGGTGAATTAGATGGACAAAAGATAGAAAAAGAGGGGCGATTATTTAAAGCCTCGGAAATTGATCCATCCTTTTAAACCGAGTACTACAAGCAGATTTTTAACCGTGACAATGTCAATTATCAATTCTGGTTGCCCATTGGATCTGACTTGCATGATATGTCTGAGAAAGTGCTAAATATCCTTAGAGCATCAAAAAACTAGTTTTATCATTTGCCGGACGTATTACGGCAGAAAAGAGCCCCGCTAAATATCGATTATTGGCGGGGCTTTTTAATTTTTTTAAAATAATGTTTAATTGGAAAGTGAAATGTATAAAAATATTATGAAATATAATAAATATACAATTAAATTAAATGCTTAAGTTTAATCATAATAATGGAATTTAAACAGTTTTTACGTAGACAATGCTTTTAGTAACCCAAATAAACATGATCAACGGGAGATAATTCTAAAAAACGGAGTACGGATGCTATGAATGAGAATGCAGAGCTTATAAAGTACATTGATGTGGCTGAGAGCGTATATGATCGTGTATACGAAAATAACAGTATCTCAAATAATTTGATTGTTAACCTAAACCGAATAATGGCTGAAATAAAGAATCAAGCTGCGGAAAAAAGGCTCAAATTGAAGTATAGCTCAATAGACTTCGAATATTGTTTGAGCTTACCCTTGGCTGATCGGGAAATTAAAGTGGATTTAAGTTTGATTCCTCATTTTGAAGATCGCGAAGAGAGTGTTTTGTGGTTAACCAACTTTGTTGGAAAAATTTGTGAACCAAAAAAGATGCGCAGGCAGAAATTAAATTTTCGTTAATTACCTATAAATTATAGATGAACCACCTTAAGAAGGTGGTTTTTTATTGCTAGTTGAATTTGAGTGGGCATTTGGTTCTAATAGACATTACCTATTAATGGGTTGGCTTGCTTTATCATTAACTTAAAGTTAATGGATTGATAAATATAAAAATAACTTTACTTGTTTAACTCCAATTGTTATACACATTAATTATTTAAGGAATTGGGGATTTTAATGACAATTATCACATTGCGAGATGTTGAAACGAATGAGAAAGTGATTGTGAGATCTGTTATTGATCCAATTGCTCAATTTGATGAAAAGGGTGAAGTGCAAATTATCCCAACTAAAAAATGGATATTTGATGAGACAGATGATTTCGTCCCAGAAGATTATTATGGAACTTTTGAGACCGGTAAAATTGGAATGTATGTAACTTTGCAGTATGAGATTATTAAAATCGAAATTAATTAGTATCAATGAAGAATATGAATTCAAAAACTATCTTCACTCGAAATGTATAGGTATTTAAATATTAATGTTTTAAAAGTTTGAATTATTTCATTTTTAATTCAAATCATATTGATAGCGTTTAAATATTATGCAAAGATTCAGTTGGGAATATTTCCGAATAGATATTTCCTATTTCAGGTATTAGCGTAATTTTTCGCTAAGCCCATTTCTGATTGAGAAGCAGAAATGGGCTTTTTTATTTTTAAATATTTCTGTACTATCATGGTGTTGCTTTAAGTAACACTTAACCTTGATGATCAGCGCAAATATCAAATAGGGGGAGCTTGCCTACTAGGCAAGCTTTTTAAATTGATCGATTAGCCTCAATAATTCATTTTAAAATTAAAAAGCAAAATCAAATTTATAGTAGTGCAAGTTGTTGAATATAAATGATTTATATCTTATCTTAAAATTTCCTTAAAAAACTAAAATTACTTGTTGTAACATTGTTGTAATAGGAATACCTTAAGAAAAATTACTTTATAAAAATTAGGATCTCCCGAAATGCCACAGTATCTTATTTTTGCGGAAAATATTTATAAGAAATTGAAAGATGAAGACCTATTTTCACAAGATTGTATTGAAAATATGAACACACTTATGAAATTTATACGCAGTGAAATTGAGGGGACTGAATTTAAATTAAAATATAATTTTATTGATTTTATGGAACAATTAAGTACACCCCTAGAAGAATGCAAAGTAAAAATAGATGTGAGTCTGATCCCCCAATATAATTTAAAAGATGAATATATTTTATGGTTAGCTGGATTTATCGAAAAAATTACAGAGGGGGGACCTAAACCACCTCCGCCAATCAAAAAATTTATTCCAGAGTTTATGAGCCTAAAATCTGAATTGGATTTTTTACCTTTAAATGAGGAAAAAGTTCAAAAACGAAGGTAAAGAAATTACGGATTACTTTAATTCAAAGCCCTAGAAGTCGACTTTAAAGAAGTAATATTTTTTGTCTCTGAGTTTAGCCACCGCCTAAGGGCGGTTTTTTTATGGGTGAGATATGGACGGTAAAGAATACTTTTGGCTTACCCGGAAAAAAGAACCCAAAACCAAACCAAAATCCAGACCACTACCTAAGGCTACCCAAAAGTACTTAGAGGCAGAAGAAGAACTTACTGAAGTTTTAGATAATCTGGAAATTAAATACGAAAAGAAATTTCAGTTTAAATCTACCAAGCATTGGCGTTTTGATTTTCATTTAATAGAGCATCGTATTTTAGTTGAAATTGCTGGTGGCCCTTGGTCTGGTGGTCGTAAGGGTAAGCTTAAAAATAAAGCTTGGAGTCTTGATCGTTACGATGTAGCCGAAGAGATGGGCTACACAGTAGTTCGCATTGAGACAGCGGTAAGGCACCGGATTGATGAGTCTGGCCCTTTACAGTTACGGACTGAATACGCAAGTCAGTGGCTTAAAAATTTAAAGAGGCATATTTTCAATGGATCAGATCAGACCATTTCCTCCAACTGATTTTATAGACCAAGCAGATGAAGAGGAAGCGATACGCATAGTACCTGCGCCTGATTTAAAAAACTGGGTAGTTGCTAATTTTCTAACGCTTGGTGGACCTTTACATAATCCAGATCACGACCATATCGCTGAGATGCTTCATGACAATGAGGGGTTTTTGGCTTTTGCATGGGCTTCTACTGCTTATACGAGAGCTAAGCGTATGGTGCTCGGCCAATGTGAAAAGGTTATGTTTCAACAAGGCGGCTGGAAGAAAGCCCGCCAAGAGCAACAAATGCGTGATTGGTTTGGGTTTGTTCCAATTTACTTAATCACAATCGATGCAAGCTTTTGTGAAAAGGCTAACGATAGCGAGTTTTGTGCTTTGCTTGAACATGAGCTATATCACATTGGTGTAGAGCGAGACTCGGACGGTGAGATTATTTACAGCGATCATACTGGCTTACCAAAGCACTATTTAGCTGGTCACGATGTTGAAGAGTTTATAGGCGTCGTTAAGCGCTGGGGCGCAAACGACAGCGTTAAGCGGCTCATAGAAGTCGCTAAAAACCCGCCGTTTGTTTCTGATTTAGATATATCAAAATGCTGCGGGAACTGTGTAATCAATTGAGCTTAATGGCTCTTTTTTTTGCCCGTTTTGTTATACGTAGTTATACGGTGAGGAAGTTATGGCAATACTAAAAGAGCCTGTGAAAATCTTTATAGTTCAGTCTCTTGCTTGTCGTGACACGCCTCAAGAAGTAGCAGAACTCGTAAAACAAGAATTTGGCGTTGATATTGATCGAGTTCAAGTTGCAACTTATGACCCAACTAAGGCTGCTGGTAAGAATTTAAGTAAAAAGTATATCGAGCTATTTGAGAAAACCAGAGATGAGTTTGACAAGGGTTTAGTTGATATTCCAATTGCCAACAAGTACTACCGTCTGAAGCAATATCAAAGACAACTTGATAGAACTAGAAACGTTAAAACAGCGTTAAAAATTCTGGAGCAAGCTGCAAAAGATATCGGCGGACAGTTTACCAACCGTCAAGAAATAACAGGTAAAGACGGTGGTCCAGTTCAAACGGTCAATTCTGATATTCCTGTTCCAATGGAAGACTACTTAAAAGCGCGGAGGGAAGTCCTAGATGAGTACTGATGCGGCTCGGGATAAAGCCATCCGGATCGAGGCGCAAGAAGATTTATATTTCTTCACGAGGTACATGTTTAAGGAGCGCCGTAATTATAAATGGATGCAGAACTGGCACCACTTAGAAATCTGTGAAGCTTTAATGAAGGTATATCGCGGTGAGACTAAGCGGTTAATTATTAACGTTCCACCTCGATATTCAAAAACTGAAATTGCTGTAATTAATTTTATGGCTTGGTGTTTTGGTAAGAATCCTGATTCAGAATTTATTCATATCAGTTATTCGGCCATGCTTGCTGCAAATAACGCATTTCAGACTCGCAATATGGTTCAAGAAGAGGCTTACAAAAAGGTCTTTCCTGAACTTAAATTACGTGACGATAGTAAAGCTAAGGATTTCTGGCGTACAGCTGCAGGTGGTGTCTGCTATGCGACTGGTACAGGCGGTACCATTACAGGTTTTGGTGCAGGCAAAATGCGTGAAGGCTTTGGTGGCTGCATCATTATTGATGACCCGCATAAAGCTGATGAAGCAAAATCAAAAACTATCCGTGAAGGTGTGATTGACTGGTTTCAAAATACACTCGAGTCACGTACTAACTCGCCAGATACGCCGATCATTGTGATTATGCAGCGGCTTCATGAAGAAGATTTAGCGGGCTGGTTATTAGGTGATAGAAAAGACGGCATTCCTGTAGCTGGTGGTAACGGTGAAGTGTGGGAGCATCTATGTCTTTCAGCTATTCAAGAGGACGGATCCGCACTGTGGCCAGCAAAACACAATATTCAAAAGTTGAAACAAATGGAGCAAGCTGCGCCGTATGTTTTTGCCGGGCAATATCGACAAATGCCATCACCGCCAGCAGGCGGTTTTTTTAAGCCTGACAATATTGAAATTGTGGATGCTTTACCTGCTGATGTAGTGAAGCAAGTAAGGGCTTGGGACTTTGGTGCAACTGAGAATGAAGGCGACTTTACAGCAGGTGTTAGGGAGGCTTTGGGGGCAGATGGTTTTACCTATATTGTCGATGTAACAAAAGGGCAACTTGGTCCTGACAATGTCAATAAACGCTTAAAACAAGTCACAGAGTTGGATGGGATGAGCGTAACGGTAAGGATCCCTCAAGATCCTGGTCAAGCTGGTAAATCACAAGCCAGTTCATTCGTAAAACTTCTCGCAGGTTATGACGTAAAAGCTAAACCTGTTTCAGGTGACAAACTCACACGTGCACAGCCCTTTGCGGCTCAAGTTAACGTGGGTAACGTCAGAATGTTGAGAGGTGATTGGAATAAAGAGTTTATTGAAGAGCTTCGAAATTTTCCGAATGGAACGCATGACGACCAGGTTGATGCTGGTTCAGATGCATTTAATGAATTGAATGGAGGTTTTGAAGCCTTCTTTGCTGATATGGGATTTGCTCGATGAGTGACGTAACTTTTAAACATCCTGAGTATGTTAAGAACTTGCCATACTGGCAGAAGCTAGATGACGTGTGTGAAGGTGAGGATGCTGTAAAGTCTAAAGGTGAGAAATATTTGCCTAAGCCAAATGCACATGATAAGTCACCTGCAAATAAGAGTGCTTATTTAGCTTATTTGATACGTGCTGTGTTTTATGAAGTTACAGGTACAACGTCAAACAGTTTAGTGGGTGCTGCATTTGCTACAGATCCAAGCTTTAAGTTTCCATCTCAACTTGAGCATTTAGAGCGCAATGCTAACGGCGCAGGCTTGAGTGCTTATCAATTAGCTCAAACCGGTATTCGTCATTTATTAAAGCATTACCGCTGTGCTCTATATGTAGACTATCCAGCAGTTACCCCGGCACGAAATCTTGCAGAGTTTAAGCAGCAAAAAGCTTACCCAATGATTCACTTATTGAATGCCATTGATGTGATCAATTGGGATTCAATGATGATCGATAATCAGAAAAAGCTTAGCTTAGTGGTCATCCGTGAATTTACTTCTGAACGTGGTACTGATGGCTTTAGCAAAACTGAGGTCGAGCAGTACAGAGTCCTGCGTTTAGAACCGAATAGTGAAGGAAATTACATCTATACAGTTCAGGTTTATACCAAAGGGGATAAAGGTACTTGGGTAGGAGGGGAAAAGAAATTTCCAACAGATTATAACGGTGATTTCTGGTCCTATATTCCATTCACTTTTGTGGGGGCTATTGATAACTCTGAGGAGATTAAGAAGCCTCCATTGCTCCCATTAGCTAATCTCAATTTAGCTCACTATAGAGACAGTGCGGACTTTCAAGAGTCCGTTTTTTATATGGGGCAACCTCAGTTTTATGCAAAGGGAGTCAATTGGGCTTGGTACGATGAAGCCAAAAAGCGGGGCATTTATATCGGTGCAAAAGTTCTTTTACCATTACCTGAAAACGGTGATTTGGGAATTGTACAAGCAGATCCAAATACTTTAGCTCGGGAAGCTATGAAGGATAAATGGGATCAGATGAAAGAAATGGGTGCTCGTTTAATTGAAAAGGGTTCAGCAGCCAAAAAGACTGCTACTGAATCCAACAGTGATGATGCTGTACAGCATTCAGTTCTTTCATTATGTGTTGTGAATATGAATGAAGCCTTTTCGATGGCTTTAAGATGGGCAGCTAAGTTTGTAACGCCTAATGTAGATGTTCTGTCTAAAGATGAACTGATGTTCGAAATCAGTCAGGAATTTAATAAACAAGGGTATCAAGCTGAACTTGCTCGTCAATTATATGAGGCAGCTTTACAAGGCCGATCTTCATTTAAATCTTGGTGGGAATATAACCAGACTGGAATGTTCCCAAAACAAAAGTATAAAGAAGAGCTGGACAACATCGAAGGCGAAAAAGACGGAACAGTGAATTTATAGGTAGGGTGATATGGCTAAAGATAATAAAAATCTTTTGGAGGTACTCACTCAACACCAGGCTTATCTTTATCGTGCTTCTTCACAATCAGTAAATGAATTATTGGGTTTATTCAATGATGATACGAACGCAATGCTCTCAAAGCTTCGTGATTTACTGGATGAACTTAGTGATTCAGAAAAGATTGCTTTGGCAGGAGGCAAATACACAACTTCAAATCTAAAGGAAATTAAAGATTTAATTACCCTATGGTTCAGTAGTGTAAATACAAGCCTACCTGAAGTATTCGCCGTTTCGGCTACGGCAATGGCCGTTTATGAAGCCAGTTATATGGCAAAGTTATTCGGCACAAAGATAAATAAACCTGATGGAGAAAAGCTTTATTCTGCGGCTAAAAAGGTTCCACTTACAGGCGGTGCTCTTGTTGATGATCTTTTATCAAGAATTGCAGAAAGTGCCCGTCAAAAGGTTGAGTATGCAATTCGAGATGGTATTAATTCAGGCAAAACGAACCAAGAAATTATTCAGCGTATTCGCGGTACCAAACGTCTTAATTTTGAAGATGGACTGTTAAACACCACTAAATCTGATATTGATCGCACTGTTAGGACGGTACGCAGTCATGTAGCCAATCAAGCCTATCTGAATAGCTTTAATCAATTAGGCTTTGAATATGTACGATTTGTTAGTGTACTTGATGGAAGAACTTCTAAGTTGTGTGCTTCGCTTGACGGTTCAATTTGGGAAATAAACGACCCCGCTAAACGTGTACCGCCGTTGCATCCTCATTGCCGCAGTATCTTAGTACCAGTGGAAAAAAATGGGCAATTAGTTGGTGAGCGACCGTTTGTAATGGATGAGCGAAAAGTTAAGGACATCCCGAAAGACGAGCGTAGTCAATTAATAGGGCAATTGGATGCAAATACCACATTCAAAGACTTCTTTAAGAAAACTGATGACTTTTTCCAAAAAGAGTGGCTTGGGCCAAAGCGTTATAAGCTCTACAAGGAAGGAAAGTTTGATTTTGAAAAGTTCTTCGATCCGGAGGGGCGCCTTTACACACTCGGACAACTTCGTAAGTTGGATGAGCAGAAATTCAAGGAGTTGGGCTTATGAGTGATTTAAGACATTTAGTTCTTAAGCGTCATCCGACCTTTAAAGGTTTTTTAGTTGTTTGTGATGAAGAAACAGGATTACCTCTTGCAGGGCAAAAAGCGGTACATATGAATAGTGATGCTCAAGATGGACCAGCAACGATTAGCGTAACATTCGAAGCCTATGGTGAGAATGGAGTCCGCTTAGTGGGTGATGAGCCAAGAGAACTTTTAACAAAGTAAATGTAGCTAAAGGTGGTAAAAATGTCTGAAATATCAGTTGCTGAATATGTAAAAAGAAAAGAAGAGTTAGAAAGAACCCTAACATTTCAACTTGCTGAATTGATCAGTAAATTTGAAAAAGATACAGGCGTAAATGTTCAAGATGTTTATGCAAATTTTGCTAGTGCCACATGTTTGGGTGGTTCTGAAAAGTACTTCCTAACTGGTGTGACAGTTAAAACCTCAATTTCTGATTAACCCAATTTATTAATTCCATAGCACCTTAAGGGTGCTTTTTTTGTGAGAAGAAAATGACCAAAGACGTAACAGAGCAAGAGTTAGTTGAAAAGTCTGTGGCACCTAGAGTAACTAAAACTCAAATTGATGCATTGATGGAGCGCGTTACTTACACGGTTGAGCAATGTCCCGGAGGCACAACATCTACGTTTGTTCATGCATTTTTAGATGGAAAGTTTTTTCTAGCTACGGGTTTTAGTGCATGTGTAAATGCCGAAAACTTTGATGCAGAAATAGGTGAACGTATGGCTCGAGGTAATGCAGAAAAGCATGCTGAAAATAAGCTATAGGAACTAGAAGGCTACCGTTTGTTTGCATCTAATTTTTAAATTTAACTTTGAATTATAGCGTCCCTCGGGGCGCTTTTTTATTACCTGCCGAAAGTGGATGCAGACGGCGAATCCGGGTGGATGCCCATTTTAAATATATAGGTTGGATGACCAATGAAACTTAAAACAGTAACGATCGACGGTAAGGTATATGCGGAAGTAGAGGGTGATAAGCCAATCTATGTTCATGATGATGGCAAAGAGATGCCACATGATGCCGCTCACTCTGTAGCAACTATTGCACGTTTAAACAATGAAGCTAAAACAAATCGTGAAGCTAAAGAAGCTGCGGAAAAAGCCCTAAAAGCTTTTGAAGGTATCGATGATCCAATAGCAGCTAAGAAAGCAATTCAGACTATGCAAAACCTTGACGATAAAAAGCTGGTGGATGCTGGCGAAGTTGAGAAAGTGAAAGCTGAAGCTATCAAAGCAGTTGAAGAAAAATATGCTCCTATTGTTGAGCAGCGTGATGCTCTACAAGCCTCTTTGCATAAAGAACTTATCGGGGGTGGTTTTGCTCGTTCTCAGTACATTCAAGACAACATTGCAGTTCCAGTTGATATGGTTCAGGCAACCTTTGGTAATCACTTCAAAATCGAAGATGGAGAAGTGGTTGCCTACGACCAAAAAGGCGAAAAGATTTATTCCCGTGTTCGCCCTGGTGAACTTGCAAATGTTGATGAAGCTTTAGAGTCCTTGGTTGGTGGATACCAGCATAAAGACTTAATCCTTAAAGGTGGTAAAGGAAATGGCGGTGGTTTCCAAAGCGGGGGCAAAGGTGGAGCACCTACAGGTATGAAGCGCAGTGAGATGTCAGTATCTCAAAGAGCCGATTACATCAAAGAACATGGCCAAGAATCCTTCCTAAAACTACCGAACTAATTATTAAACATTTGGAGATAAGTCGTTATGACTACAACAGTTAATTCAGACATGATTATCTATAACCAATTGGCTCAAACTGCTTATTTAGAGCGTTTGCAAGACAATTTGAATGTCTTTAACGAGGCATCAGCTGGAGCGATTCTTTATAAAAATGAAATCATTGAAGGCGATTTTAATAAAGAATCATTTTATCGTGTTGGTGGCAGCATCAAGCACCGTGATGTGAACTCAAACGCTAAAGTTAACCATGAAAAAATTGCCGCTGGAGAATCTGTAGGTGTGAAAATTCCGTTTAAATACGGTCCTTATGCATCTACTGAAGAAGCTTTTAAGCGCCGTGCTCGTACACCTGAAGAGTTTGCAATGATTCTTGGGTATGATCTGGCTGATGCTTTAGTTGCAGGGCGTTTACAGTACAGCTTGGCTTCATTGAAAGCAGCAATTACAAGCAATCCTGATATGGTGGCAAAAGGAAGTATTGCAGTAGATGGTCGTAAAGCATTAACCCGTGGGATGCGTAAATTTGGTGACAAGTTTGGTCGTATCGGTTTGTGGGTAATGAACTCGGATACGTACTTCGATATTGTCGATGATGCGATTACTAAACAAATCTACGGCGAATCTGAAATCGTTATTTATGGCGGTTTACCAGGTACTTTAGGTAAACCTGTACTTGTTACTGACGCCGTAGGCGATAACGATGCATTTGGCCTGCAGTATGGTGCTGTGACTGTAACTGAGTCCCAAGTACCAGGTTTCCGCGCATACGACATCAATGATGAAGAAAACTTTGCTATTGGTATGCGTGCTGAAGGTACATTCAACCTAGATATTCTTGGTTATAGCTGGGATACAACGAAAGGTGAGAATCCAGATCTTACTTTGCTTGGATCAAGTGCTAACTGGAAGAAACATGCAACCAGCAACAAAATGACCGCTGGTACATTGCTTGATTTGTCTGGTACACCTTAAAACCTTAAACACCTAAATTTATTGGAGGGCTATTTAGCCCTCTTTTTTATTATTAAGAGAAAAGTATCATGAAGTTAATCTATACGCGTATTGCCGCAGCAGCAGCTTTAGAAGTTGGGACTATTGCGAATCCTGACTATTATGAAAATCCAAATCGTAGTGCTGAAGAAGTAATCATCTACGGTGATTACCCGAAAATCAAAAATGATTATGAAGCTTTAGATATTCCAGTTGAAGTTCGTAAACTGGAAGAGCCTGCAAAAACGACTTTGGCCACAGTAAATGTCGCAGTGGGAATTACCCCTGAGCTGCAAGAGGTCATTGATAATACAAAAGCTGAGTGTGAAAAGGTTGTTGAGGAAAACGGGCAACTTAAACAGAAAATCGAATTCTTGAAACAGGCAAGTGGTGATAGTTCCGAATTAATTTCTGAAAACTCACGTTTAAAAGATGCTGTAACCCTAGCAGACAATGCTACTAAAGCAGCTGAAGGACAAGTGGTAAGCATCCAAGCAGAATTTGATGCTTTTAAAAATGATGTTGCTGCTATGCAAGCGCGTATTAATGAATTGGGAGCTGGAAAAGCGGCAGAAAATCCAGCAACAGAAACGTCGACAAATGATTTTGAAAATTGGTCTAACGATCAATTAAAAGAATATTTGGCAAGTAAAGACATTGGCTATAAACCATCTGCAACAAAACCAGAACTTCTTAAATTAATCCCGAAGGAATAATGATATGAGCTTTATTACTCTAGATGACGCAAATTCAATTTTGGGCAGAGATTTTGCACCGGATAGTGATAAAGCTCGCCTGGTTCAACTTGCAAATGTATGGATGAAAAAACGAATTGGATTTGTGCCGGATCCTATAGATTCACTTCTTAAAGATGCTGCTTGTGAAATCATTAAAGGCATTCTGGCCAAGGTGATTTATAACGGCAAAGAGCAGTTGCTTAAACGGAAGAAAGTTAAAGCTGATTCAGTAGAATCTGAAAAAGAGTATCAAGAGGGTACTGAAGCGATTTCTAGCTTTGAACAGATAGCAATTGATTATATTGAATCGCTTGATTTGAAAGATCCTAATGCAAGTTTTAATGGTTTTGGTATTCCACTTTATAGGGCATAAATCATGGGCTTACGTGATGAAATTCAGGCAGATCTTGTTGAAGCATTTAATGAAGATTTAGCAGACGCCGTTCATACATTTACTTGTGAACGGATCTCAAAAAAAGATTGGGATCCTAAGACTGAAACTCATGTTGAAGTTAAAGAAAATTATTCTGGTCGTGGTGTTTTGTTTGGCTCTTACAAACAATATGAAATCCAAACCCTTGGAGTGCTGGCCACAGATAAGAAAGCGACCGTGCTTCAAAATGAAGTGACAATGGTGCCCATTATGGAAGATGAGTGGGTTACACCTTTAGGCACTTTTCGTGTCAAACACATTCAACAGGATCCCGCTGCAACTATTTGGAAATGTCAGTTGAGGAAGGTTTGATTACTTGTTCTAATATTCTTCTAAATTAGGGGGATATATGGCTAAAGATGATTTAAGATTAAGAATAAAGAAAATCTGGTTATGGACTATTTTAGGAATTATTTTCTATTTGATAATTTCTTTTTTTCTTAAAAGTTCATATCCAATAACACACCATAAATTTAATTTAACTGAAGCTTATGAAGTATTAAAAGACTCCTTAACAATTGCAGCAGCTTTTTTAGCTCCAGTTGCGGCATTTGTGCTTTTTAGTGATTGGCGATTGCAACACAGAGCAATAGCAAAAGAGAATAATTCATCTAACATATTTAGTTTAATAAATAGATTCTCTGTTGAAATAAATATTTTAAATATTTTAATTATTCAAGCACCAACTTCGCATGCTTCTTTTCTCGATGATATTCATAAGAAAATTGAAGAATGTGAAATTAAAAATAGTGAATTAATAGTAGAGTTTAATGACTTTTATCATAAAGTCACAACTGATAATGGATTTACAGATTTGTGTGAAGAAATTATTACTTTAAGTTTTCCTGCATTTCTCCATAATGCTGCAATTTATTATACTCTATTAGTTAAACTCACCTATCCAGACAGTCACGCATTTGCAGAGGGACCAAATTTCTCAGTGGATGATTTTGTAAGTCGATGTAAAGATGAATTAAAAGAGATTCAAATAGCTAAAGACGAAGATCTTAGACAAATCAATGAAAATCTGGGGCGACTAAGTACTCTTAAAGAAGAATTAAATGTTTAAACCCACTTCGGTGGGTTTTTTAATGGGCGCAATTTTGGAGTTTAGATGATAAGTACAGATTACGTTCCTTTATGGCATATCTCACCATTCCAACATGTTCAATACACGCTTGCTCGTAATCAGCTTCACATGGATCTGTTATTCGAAGATATGAATAAAGTGGATCCGTTTTTATCTTCTGCAGGCGCAGCGGCGCAAGTCGATTACTATTTTGATGGCGCTTATGCAATTGTTCAGCTTGGCGATACATCAGAAAGAAAACCGATTGAAGTTTATGGACTGCTTTTACATGAAGCTGTTCATGTCTGGCAAAAAATCAGAAAACTAATGGGTGAAAAGGAGCCTAGCTCAGAATTTGAAGCTTACTCAATTCAAGCGATCGCTCAAGACCTTTTCGAAATGTACGAAGAAAGTGAGGTAAAGCATGGGATGGAAGGGGAAAAAACCAACTGATTTTAGTTTTGATGTGACTAAAACAGCAGAGGAAAAGGTAAAGAAAATCACCATGGATACAGTGCAATCATTAGTTGTTTCAAGTCCAGTTGATACTGGTGCTTATCGTTCTTCTCATATAGTTTCAATTGGATCTGGTGACTTTGGTGTACGTGGACCGGAAACAAACGCCGTTCAAGATGCTGCTATTCAAGCGGTCAAGTTTAAGCTGGGTAATATGGTATATATCCAGAATAATCAGCCATACGCTGAACGCTTAGAAAATGGTTGGTCTGATCAAGCACCGCAAGGTATTTACAACACCACGTTTACTTATATTTCTCAAAAATACGGTGGTTAAGATGGCAATGACTTTAGAGCAGACAAGGCAAGCTATTATCGATCGTATGCAAAGCTTTACTGGTATTGCGCAGGACAGAATCCAGTATCCAAATGCACCAGGCTTTACAGTGCCAAAGGAAGGCTTGTGGTGTTGTCTAACCATTGCAGGCGGTGCTAGCTTTATTTCAGGTGTAGCAGATAAGCCTTGTAACCGTCGTACCGGTAATATTATGGTTCAGTGTTTTGATCGACTTCATGTAGGAGAAAAAGCACTAACGATTCTCGGTGATTCTTTATTGGCTCATTTTGAACATTTCTCTTTTGATGATCTGGAATGTTTGAACGGACAATCTATTAAAGTTGGTAAAGATGCTGACTTTGTGCAATACAATGTGACCATTGGATTTACGGTGAATTGATATGGCAAAAAGGTACTTTGAAACGGTAACTGGTGAGGTTCTCGAATATGAGGACATAGAAGAAATCCCATGCAGACACAAAAATATTGAATATTCGAGAATAGAAAGTATTGAGCATCTATCAATTTGGATTTGTAGCAAATGTGGCAAACGATTTAATCAGAGCCAATTGGAAGATGAGGTGACGAAATGTATGAAGATTACGTAAGGTATTTAACTGAGAGAAAAGAACTTATCAGTAACATCTTATTAATTTCGAGTAATCCTCCAGATAATCTTGATAAGAAAACCATTTCGGAATTAATGCGTATTAATTATGCAGGTATAGATAACAAGTGCAGCCGTTGTGGTCATGAGAACAAGATTCCATCTTTTAAATCCATCTATCGTAATAATGCTTCATAAAATCACTTGAAAAAGCACACGCCTTCGGGCGGTTTTTTTGTTTTACTCACTACCACCTCATCGGTGGTTTTTTTATGTCTATAGGAATCACTTATGAGCAATTTCGTGTTTAAGCGTGGTGACACATTCAACTTGAACTTGCAGCTTGTCGATATTGATGAGGCTTTGCAGTATCCACCTGATGATGTTCGCCGTGCTATTGATCTGACAGGCTACACGTTCACATCACAGATTAAATCATTAGCGGATGGTGCAGCGGTGGCCACATTGACTTGTGCAGCATTAAATCAGAGCACACAGAAGGGATGGCTGAATATTAAATCTAGTGCAAGCACTGCAACTTGGCCCTTAGGTCTGTGTCAGATGGATATTAAAGCTGTAGTTAGTGGTACTACACAGCACACTGAAACTTTGACTTTCCAAGTGATTGACGGGGTAACAGCATAATGGCAAATCTTGTTTTTAAATTTAGTTGGGATCATCGGCCATTCCCATATAACGCTTCGCAGGGAAAACGGCAGTTTATGCTGCCATTTGCCTCGGGTATTCCAAACTTAAATCCACAGCTTTCTCAAGTTCAAGGTGCAGGTACAGCTGCTGCAGCCAATATTGGAAGTGCAGATGGAAATGTAATTGGTGTGACAGGTATTATTGTTAACTGTCAGGGGGCACAACGATTAGATTTAGGTACATCAACAAGCTCAGCTACAACTGCGGTAGAAATGGGATCACTCTCGGTAGCTGGCAATACTTTTATTGATCTGCATACATCGGGAGCTCCAACTGATTATGATGTTCGTCTCTTAGCTACAGGCGGGGATCCAGCTAATGCGGGAGCGGGCATTTTAAATGTGACAGCAAATACTACTATCTTTAATAGTAAGCTTCGGTCTTTACCAACATTTAATCAAACCACTTCTGGAAATGAAGCTGCAAATCTTTATATCTCTGCTGGTGGTGATATTTATCGTGCAGGTAAAACTTATAACAACTTTGGTTTAGGTTTAACCACATTACAGGCCACGAATAGTGTTGATTTGAATACCGCAAATTTACCTAGTGGCATTTATTCTGGGCAAACTTGGACGAACTCAGGCACTGCTTCGCAGTGGCAAACAGTACTGCAATTAAATCTAGCATCTGATGGTCCTAATTATCAGACACAAATTTCGTTCGATGGTAATGGAGTAGACACTAAATTAATTTCTCCTTCAATTCGTCGTAAATTAGGGGGAGCATGGAGTTCTTGGTATAAATTTTGGACACAGTCAAATACTACCGTAGATGCAAATGGGTTTATTAAGTCTTCTTCACCAATCGTTAAGCTATTTGCTGACTCAATAGAATTAAATGACCAAGCAAGAAAACAGCCGGTTGAATTTGAAAAAATTGATGTAGGTAATTATCTTCTAAAAGGTTCTTTGGGTTTTGCTCAAGAAGGTTGGTACATTGAGTTACCCAAAGATGCCAACGGTAATAAAGTGGTTGCCGTAGAGTATTCAACTCTAGAAAATGGCGACATTTCAATTAAGACCTATAAGCGTAAATTTGATTTTGAGCTTGCTGCAGTTGTTGCTGATCATGAAAATCCAATGGATATTCCATTAACCCGTTGGATCGATATTCGATTACATGAAGAACCTGAGCCAGATACCGAAATTATTCCAACAGAGACTCCTCTAGACTTTCAACCAACAAATTTATCCGCGGCTGTAGCTGCAGCTATGAATGGTGTGGAACCGCCAGAAATCTCAGACACAGACGAAACACTTTAATAACCCGCTTACACAGCGGGTTTTTTATTGCCTAAATTTTGGAGAGCCATAAATGAGTTCAGGCGCAAAAATTCGATTATATGCTTGTGAAGAAGCAGTATTGGGAACAACCCCAGCAAACCCGATCTGGTACACAGTTCGCCGTGTTAATGATAGTTTGACTGAAAATGTCACAACTGAAGATAGTAGTGAGGTAGTTGATTCACGTTTTCGCCAAGGTGCTGTTGTAACGGAAGCCGAAGTAACTGGTCAACTAGAGTTTGAATTATCTCTAGGTACCTTTGACTTATTCTTAAATGTTCTCGCTTTCAATAACTGGGCTGGTAATGCTTTGAGTTTTGGTGGTGGAGTCCGTAAGTCACTTACCTTAGTAAAAGTCTTTGAAGATATTGGTCAAGTCTTTATTTATCGCGGTATTCAAGTGAATACAGGTGAAATGACGATCCAGACTACAGGTAAAATCACTGGTAACTTTGGTTTAGTGGGTAGCTCATTTACGCGACAGCAGGTTAATCCTGTTACCAATCCTATTCCCGCATCGACTCGCCCTCTAGTGAGTATGCCAAACGTTGAAAAGCTACTTATTAATGGTCAGTCAATTCAAGGTAAAGCTTGTCTGCAGACACTCACCATCAACTTTAATAATAATCTGGAAGCGATCCGTTGTATCGGTTCTGGTAAGTACACGCCTGAGTTCTACTTAGAAAAAATGATGGATATTGGTGTAAATGCCAATTTCATGTTCTCAGCAACATCTGCTGCTTGGATTGATGCAATCAAGACTCGTGATGTATTTACGATGACCTTTGATATTACCGATAGCAAGGGAAGTAAATACTCATTTAATTTCCCACAGCTTGAAGTCAAGGAAGCAAATCATCCGGAT